ATGAACCTTACCGCATTCGGGAGCGCTGTCCGCAAGGCCAGAATCGATGCCAAGGTTACATTGCAAGCGATGGCAAAAACCCTTGGGGTCACAGCAGCATATTTGAGCGGAATGGAAGTAGGCCGCAAAAAGGTACCGGACGAATGGGTTCGGAAAATTCATGATTTTTTCCGTGAGCGGGGGGTAGCGGTGGACAACCTACAGCAGCTGGCGGATGTATCGAACGAATCTGTCCCCCTAAAAGGGATGAACCCCCAACAAATGATGATGGTCTCCGGCTTCGCCCGCGCAAGATTGACGGACGAGCAGATTAAGAAATTTATGCAACTTCTGAATAAGAAGGAGGAGTAGCGCCATGTTCGGGCCATCAGTTAGTCGCGGCTTTCGAGTTCCGCCAAGAAGCATTCAGGACATCCGTGAACACGCAATGCATGTCCGCGAGTTGTTCGACCTCCCCTCAGATCAAGGATTTTTCAGTCTGGGGGAGTTCATAGAAAACATGACCGACTGGGGCATTACTTACGATGTGGTTCCAGCAAGCATGTTGCCCGATGGCGTGGAGGCATGCTGCATGCCGGAGGGAGGGGTCATTTTCTTGAGCGAAGGAACCTACGATGGTGCCTGCAAAGACTCCCCGAGAGCACGTTTCACGGTAATTCATGAACTCGGACACCTAGCCCTAAGCCACGCCAGGGCCTTTCATCGCGAAACCGCTGGCTTTGCCGCCATCAAGCCTTACGAGGACAGTGAGTGGCAAGCAAACCAGTTCGCCGCTGAATTCCTGATGCCAATGGAAGACATTCGACGCAAGAGGCTGAGCGCGCCAACGCACCTTGTAATGGAATACCAAGTCTCCGAAACAGCGGCAAATAGACGGCTCAGGCAGCTGAAAAAACAAGGTGTTCTATAAGAAAAAAGGGTTTCAAGCGCGCCAACGCCTGAAACCCTCGGAAAACACAAAGCTCAAAGATTCCATGAGCAATGTGTCTTGATTACTACTGAAGCTTGGCCGAGTAGTCTAATCAGGAACCTTCCTGATTGTCAATCAAGTTAGATGCTGGAATCGCCTCTTAGGACATAACCATGTTTGAGAGCGATGTTGAAAGAGTCATCTACAGGATGACCATCACCGTGAAAGGCCGGGTAATCCGTCGCCCTAACGGCAAGCCGTTCCGAATCGTGCTGCGCAACAATACGCGCAAATGAGATCGGGGCATAGTGTTGCAACCTAGCACTTACGGGCCATGGACTCCCATGGCCCGTAAGTTTCGGTTTCATTTGCGCAACGAATCATAGGCCCCCACCGTCTCCCGGTGCCTGGCCGCACATACCCCATACGCCACCAGCACCCGATCCTGCACCCAGGCCTGCCAGGCATCGTAGTCGCCGGCGGGCGGATCAGGGATCTGCGGGCACGGCTGCGCCAGCTCACTGTCCAGCGGCGGCACGGTTCGCGGCACGAACCGAATCGGTGAGGCTGCGCATCCGGACAGGATCAGGGCGGCAGTTATCAGGCAAAGGAGGCGCATCTTTCAGAGCTCCGGTGATTTTGTTGATCTGAGCCGTGAGCGACGGACCCACCGCAGCAGCTCGGCGGCCAGCAGCGGCCACGGCATCGATGTCGGCCTGCAGCTGGCTCAGGGCCTGGCGGGATACCTGAGCGTCGGCCACGGCCTGGTCGCGCTCCATGCCGGCGATCTTGGCGTCGTAGCGCCAGTCCTGTACCGTCCACACAGCCGGCCCAGCGATCAGGATGCCGGCCAGCGCGGCCGCCGCGTAGCCTTTCCAGCCGGCCAGGGCCTTGAGTGCGGCGGTGATCATGCGATCCTCACAATGCCGCGCTGATACCCGCGGCCGGATCGCCAGGACAGCACCTCGCGGCGCATGCGGTCGCCGACGCCCAGGTGTACCCAGTGCGTACGGGCCTGCTCGAAGATGAGTTGGTCGAACTCCAGCGCGGAATCCGCGATGGCCTGGGCTACGGCCTGATCCGGGCCGAACGCGGGGATGTGGAAATCAGCGGCCAGGCCCTCACAGTGCGACGACGTGGCCGACCCATCCACCGCGGCATTGAGCGCCGGCGACCGATATCCGGACGTGATGATGATCGGGCAGCCGAACAGCGCCCTCACCTCCTCCAACTTGGCCGCCAGGACATGGAGGTTGGCAAGGTGGTGCCGGGTCGGCGTGTTGTCGATCCCCAGCATCCGCGCGGTATCGGAGCGCGTGAATTCGGCCAGGGAGAAATGTTGGGTCAATTGCATTTACGGATCCTCCGTTTGATGTGCCGGCGCACCGGCAAACACGCCTTGATCCAGTAGCAGCGCCCGGCCAGCCCAGCGGCGGCCACCGCGAACACAGTCTCAGACCGGTCCACGGTCTCTGGCAGGATCCAGCCCCAGGCCGCGCAGGCGATCGACGCGAAGCACAGGACAATCAAGCTGAATTTCCCCAGCACGCCCTCGCCCACGTGCGGACGCACGACCGCCCAGCAGCACGCCAGGGCGATCAGCAGATGTGCGGATATGAATGTGATAACCATCACGCCCCCCGATTGAAAATGCGGCGCACGACGTCCTGGATCAGGCCCCACCAGTCGGCCTTCTGCAGGGTGTGCATCACGCCGCCGACAGCCGCCCAAGAGAACAGGCCGACCAGAAAGCTCATGCCGTTGGACCAGGACGCCGGCATACCAACCCACTCCATGAGCGGGGTTGTCAGCAGGGCCGCCGAGAGCGTGCCCGTGATCGTCATGACGCCTTTCTGCTTCCACGTCATGCCTTCGATAAATTGCAGCGACAGCGCCGCCCCGGCGGCCCCCGCGATCAGTGGCCACAGGCCCTCTTCTGGTATCTGCATCCTGCGTTTCCAAAAAAATACCCGCGCAGGGCGGGCGGTTGATCTGAGTGTTTGAGGGGGCTACAGAACGATGGCGGCAGCCGCGACGAACAGATCGTCCAGTTGCTGGTCCGTCAGTCCCAGTGCAGCCGCAGCGGTCGCAAGAAACGGGCTGTCACGCCGCCACTCGGTTGTGTCGTCTAGCGCCACGCGCGCCAGGGCCTGCTGGGTCGGATCCGTGATCGCATCGACGTAGGCCAGAACGTCATCCCACAAGCCGGCTTGGATCAGTGCAGCCTTCCCCTGAGCGCGGGTAACGACTGTCGGCGGCCCGGGCGGATCCGGCTCGGGCGCAGGAGGCTCTTCCGGCGCCGGCTGATCGACCACAGCAAAGCCGCCGTCGATGCTGACCTGTTTCCCGGCAGCCATCCCGGCCAGCGCCTGGGCGTACTGGTCTTCGTCGATCTCGATCCACGCGGGATCGTCAGACATATCAGCGCGGGATACCCCGCCCGCGGTTGCGTAGGCCATTAGAGGATCCTCCGGTAGTGTGGCAGACGGTGGGTGCGGGGTTGTGTGTGGTCGGATGTGCGGGCGACGCGGGATGGGTCAAACGTGATGTTCATGCGGCTATTTGCTTCGTTGACGATCGACGCTGCACCTGCGCCCAATGCGGTGAATGCCCCCGACGCGCCCGTTGCGCTGACGCCGGTAAGGGCCCCGGGGATGTTCTGGAGCGCGTCATCCTCGAACGCTTCGGAGGCCCCAGCTCCAACAAACCGCCCCTCGGTATTGATCAGGTGGATCGACATCCCATTGAAAGGACTTCCGGCAAGGCTCACGGTCGCAACCGCATTGACCAGCGGCGCGGTGCCGGTAACGGTTTCGCCGGTCAGGATGCCATTGTTGTATTTGCCGGAGCCAGTTTCACCGGCAGTGCAAAGCACGTAGCGAAAGCGCGGGTCATCTTTGGGCGGTGGCGTCAGCGGCGTGATGTACCCGCCCACCGGGGTGCCGAGCCATTGAAGATCGCTGCTCAGGTTCCCGCTGTTCCCGCTGTGGTACAGCTCGACCCAGGCAGTGCCGACCACCCCGTCAGAAAACTGGCGCATCCAGAAACCGAGGCTCCCGAGGTACGCGATTTGGACGCACCCTGCACCAGGGTAAAGCCGGTGGATTACTTCGATGACCCCGGTCGTTGTGGTAGCCGCTCCAAGCGGACTGTTGGGGTATGTGCCTGCAAGCGTGTACGATCCCGGGATGACCAACGTATCCAGGTCCGTGCCGACGGTCAGAAGCGGCGCGTTTCCGCCCACCCCAAAATCCCCTACCCTCAGCACTCGCCCGGCCGTGGAGTCGGTGCTGGATGTGGTGACATCTCTCGCCGCGGCGGTGCCCAGGGCGTCAGGGTCGAACGGCGCACCGATCCCCACGTCCCGCCAGTCGATGGCCGGGCTCTGTGCGGTGATCCGATACACCCCGGCCTGCGCATAAAAGAAGGCGAAGCCGTTGCCGTCGGCCGTGACCTGCCCAGCCGGATACGGATCCGTGCCCTCCCGGTCGCTGTAGACCGTGGCCGGCATCTGATCAGCCTCTTTGCGGATCATGAGCGCAGCCCACGGCATGACATTGCCCTGTCGGTCGACAACAGTTTTCTGCCAGCGGTTCAGCATCAGCTTTGCTCCTCAGCGTCGGTGATCGGGCCGAATTCCCCGGCCACGGCGCGCGCATACAGCTCCCGGCCGTGTTCCTCACAGTCGTCCGGCAGTGCGGTAAAAGGCACGGGTCCGATGTCCTCAAAATCGACAATCATGTCGATAGACTCCGGGCTGGACCAGCGTAAATTCGTTGCGCTCTTGTATTTCATGCGACCCTCAGCCACAGAGTGACGCCAGAGGCGCCGGAGTTGTTCGGGACATATCCCATGCATCGCCAAGATCCAGACGGGATGCCGCCAGAGTCGGCGGCCGCAGACGAATAGCGCAGCTCAGACCCGCCGAAAACACTGCCAGGGTTCGCGGCAGAAGACGACGTTTTGAACAAAAGCGCATAGGTTCCAACTGCCCCAACGCTGGCGCCGGCATTCCGGCCCAGAACCCAGGTTGTTTCATTGACGCCAGCAGCCAACTTCTGCGCAGTCACCGCGCCGTTTGCCAGCACTCGATTGGATGCCACCCCATTGGCCAAGGCCGCTTCCTGGATTCGCGGTGCGCCCGCCGCGCCCTCCGTGATCGCAATCGGGTTGTCCCGCAGGGCCAGTCCATCCACCGACCGGATCGGTTTCCCGGGCTCGAGCCTGGTGTCATCAATATCAGTCCACGTTGCCATTCAAATCCCCATCAGATCCACGAAAATCCCTTGTCCTCGCCGATGAACCCGTTCTCGTCGGACCACCAGGCGCCAGCTGCCTTTTCCTCGTCAGTCGCACTGGCATAGTCAGGGGCATCGATCGGCATCCAGTACCCCGGTCGGCCCGAGATCTTGAACTCGTAGGCAAAAAGCTTGTAGGTGATCGAGTGCCCGGGCTCCTTCTCCTCGGCCGAGACAATCTGCCAGCGCACACGCACGGGCAGGCCGGTATCGTCCACGACCGTCCGGTGTTCGACATCCACAACATCTCCGGTCCAGTGCTCGCGGTCCTTCGCATCAAGATCCAGCGTCATGTACTGGGGGTTGTCGCGGTAGCGGTTCAGCAGGCGCGTGGTGACGTTGATCGCCTGTGCCTCGCTGTGCAGCCAGCGCGAAAAGATCTTCTTGATGCGCTGCTCGCCGTACTGATCCGCAGCCTCGGCCTCCGTGTCGGCGCGCACCCGCAGATGCCGGTAGTTGGAGTCCCTGTCTAGCTTCTCGGTGGGGTCACGCTGACCCCAATAGACCCAGACCTGCGACCAGCGGCCGCCCGGATCTTGGGACAGCTCCGCGCTGTCGGCCAGGATGTTGGCATCCCCCGTCAACAGCGGCACATCGGAATCCGGCGGCCGGATCGCGGCCAACCTGATCAACTGCGCGCGCTCGTCCCACCAGACGTAGAACAGGCACTGCTCGGTGATCTCGGCCAGCAGATCTTGCACGCCGGTCGGTTCGGTGATGAGGCCCGTCAAATCGAACTGCGCGAGCCATGTGTCGGCCTCGGCCTGCCAATCGGCCCACGGAATGAAGCCCTCTGGCACGCCGCCGTATTCCACCAGCCACTCGCGCGCCAGCGCATCCACGCGGACGTTCTCGTAGCGCAGACAGCGCTGGACGCGGTCGCCCTCGCTTTGCGACTGAGCTTCAGACCCGTCGGTGCCCCGCGTGATCCCGGACAACTGGATCTCGGTCTCGCTGATCGTTGTCGTGGCCGTGTACGTGATCAGCTCGTCGTTGATCCGGACAGTGCCAGGCGCTGGGTAATCCGCGGCCACTGCCCCAGTGATGCGGATCGCGGCCGTGCTGGACGAATTGATATCCGTGATCAGTTCGCCCGTGGACGCCGCTGGCGCCTGGGCTTTGTCGTTGTCGGCCAGCGCCAGAATGTCGAGCGCTGTGACTTTCACGCGGCCCTTGGTGTCGGGCCCATCAATCTTGTCGATCAGATAGGTCCGGGTCGTCATGTCCTCCAGGCCCTGGCCGACATAGCCCTCGCGGATGCGCATCACGCGGCCGTTGTAATACGGATTGCGCGCCAGCCACTTTGACCAGAACGTCCCGCGCTCCATCGGCCGGTATCCACGACCGGCGACGTAGGGATCCACGCCGATATCCGAGTGCGGCGCATCTTGGAACGTCACGGTCACCCGCGCGCGCTTGCCCAGGGCCCCGGAATCACGGCCGCCACCGCCCGGGTTGATCTCCGTGGGAGCCGTGGAGACATCCACGACCATCGGGATCGCCGGCACGGCGGGCAGCGTTTGAGTCGGCTTGCAGAACCGCACGGTCAGCTTGCCCGGCGTGTAATGCTCCGGATCTTGGCATGTAGCCAGGGTGTTGAAGCACTTGCGATCGCCGGTCACGCCCAGGGCGGCCGCGCACGGCGCGACGCCGTAGGCGAGCTGGCAGAAATCCTGCTCGATCTCGACTATGGTGCGCAGCTCGCGGCCCATCTGCTTTTCGGGCGTCATGCCAGGGCCTCCATAGGCAAGTCGACTTCCATCCAGTCGCGCGCGCGGATGTACCTGGGCTTCATATCCTTCGTGGTCCAGGCGTACAGCACCTCGTCAGGCCAGCGCTGTGGGTTTCCGGCCAGGAAAAACGGGTATTTCACGGCGGCCGCGACGAATCGGTCGAACTCGTCCCGATACCACTGCGCCGGCAGGTTCTCCCAGTGGTAGGTCGTAGCAAAGCCCTGGCGGATGACGGATCGCCCCAGGAACTGGCCGCTGTCAGACTTGCTGGGCATGATGTCCGTGGCGCGGGACAGCGTCCCGGGCGTGTGGCCGCCGGTTACCGCGCGCGGCATCACCAGGATCTGGCCCAAGTAGACGACGCCAATGTAGGGTGTGGCGCCGTTGGCGATGTGCACGCGCCAGTAGCGGGCCGTCACCGGCTCGAACCAGGCCAGCAGCGCATCGTCGCGCGAGGGCGTCAGCACGATGGCATCGGCCCACGTTATGGCGTCCTGGCTGTACTGGATGGAGATCTCGGCACCCATCGAGCGCAGGTTGTGACTGGCGATTCCCACGTAGTCGATATCCACGGCGCGGCCGGCGTCGAACTGCGCCCATGCCGGCGTAGACACGGGGCCCCATCGATCGTAGGTCGTGGCGTTGCGCAGGGACTCGCCCGGGAACCCCGTGCGTTCGCTGCTGACCGTCAGTGCGGCGGTCCGGGTGATCGTGTCCCAGCCGATGCGGGCATACGATCCCCGGGGGCCGTCGCAGCCGCCGGCGCCGACCAGGTTCGGAGAAAAGACCGTGATGTTGCTCATTTCGTCCTCAGCACCATGCCGTCCTTCAGGGCGTCGTTGATGCGGCCCACAAGATCGCGGACTTTGCTGTCGGGGAGCGGCCACGTGGAACTGATGTGGATGCCACCCAGGTTGATCGTGACGCCCCCTGCATCGCTGCTCGTGCTGCCCGCCTGCGCCGTCGCGTCCCGGTTGCTCACGACCTCGCCGCGGCTGTTGGGCAGCAGGAACTGCTGGCCGTTGGCCATGTTCAGGATCTCGGGCCGGCCAGTTTCGTTGATGCGGTACATGCCGCTGGAGGCGACCGGGCCGCCGTATTGGCGTTTTCCAGCAACAACTGACGCAGCAATCGCCGGTGCGCCAAGGGCTGCCGCAGCAGCCCCGGCCGCAGCAGCCGCAGCCGGGGCCAAAGCCGGGCCGACGATTGGAATTGCTGCCGTCGCCATGAAGGCATTCTGCGCGGCCAACGCGGTTGTAGCCTGCACTTGGGCGGCCGTGGCGGCTGCATATGCCGCGCCTGCCGCCGTTTCTGCGGCTCGCCCTAGGATGATGGCCTTAACGTGCTCGATGCCCATCTGCATAAACGATCCGACGACCTCTTTTAGGATCGTGCCCGCAAACGCCTTAGCAGCATCCGCAGCATTGCCGGTTCCCAACACGATGCTTTCCAGCGCCGCTGCCGCAGACTGGCCCAGGCTATCGATGCCATCCATCAACATCTCGTTCCACACTGATTCATTGCGGAACCGTTCTTCCTGCAGCGCGAGCATCGTCTCTTCATGCTGTTTTGCCAGATCGCCGGCGTACTGGTAGTACTGTTCGTCGCTTATCGCCTTGCGAGACAACATGTCCTGATATGCGGCCAGCTTGGTCTCATACCCATCAATCTCGGCCTGAATGGGATCGGCCTCATTGATCAGCTTCTGGTCGGCTTGCTGTTGCTTCAAATCGAATAGCGCGCCTGCCAGTTCCTTCACCTGAGCGACTTCTTCAGGTGTTGCGAATTTCGATAGCTGGGCGGCCGCCTTGGCCTGAGCCATTTCGCGGGATGCCTCACTGGCCCCAAGCAGTTCGGTTGCCAGTTCACTGACGATCTTGGCGTCCTCCAGGCTAGCTTTCGCGGATTCTTTGGTAGCTGCCGAAGCTCCCTTGCGCGCGCTCTCCAGTTCGTATATCTGGGTTGCCAGGCGCTCAGCCTCGGCGCGCTCTTCTGCTGTGGCGTTCGTGCCCAATTTCTGGATGGCCTGCAGGCGCGCGCGGGCGGCGCCCGTCAGCTTGGACAACTCAAGCTGCTCGCGCATGGACTTCAGGTTCTTCTCTACCTCTGGATCTGCTTGCGTAGTTGCCGGTCCCTTGGCTGCCTCGGCCCGCCGGCCCTGCATGTCTTGGATCTCGCGCGCGCGGTCGCGGAGCTTATCCAGGCCCTTCTGTGCCTCTCCGTACACCGCGCCCCAGTTTGCCATCTGCTGGGTGATCTGGCGGGCAGCATCAGACCCAGGTGGCGCCTTGGAGAGCTGCTGCTGTAGATCGGCCAGTTTGTCCTGGGCCTCGACGGCCAAGCGGGCGGCCTCTTCGATGCGGTTCTGGACGCCAGACGCGGCAGACGAAAGCCCGGCATTGCTCAGATCCTTGAGCGACGCAGTCAGGGCATCCACGGCCCCCGCCAGGCCATCCACCTTCCCAGACGCGAATTTCGAGTCACTGCCGAACGTGACAACCGACGCTGCAGCGGACGCCAGAAGTGCGATGATGCCGACAGGGCCACCCAGCAACCCCAGCAGGCGAGAGCCCACAGTCACCACGGCGGCCTGAGCAGCCTGCATCCGAGCGACGGCGGCGGCGTGTGCAGTTGCGGCAGCAGCGGCCCGGCCGTGTGCAGCAGACAGACCACTGGTGGCCGTGGCCTCTGCCAATGCCGCCTGTGTAGCCGCCATATGGGCTTGTGCCAAACGCAACTCCTCGGCGGCCTGCGCACGAGCCGCCAGCATGGCTCGACCGCTGGCGATGGCCGACGCCCCGAGCTGTGCGATGTAGCGGGCCAGCGCGCCAGCACCAGCTACCATCAGTAGCTTCACGACCGTGTCGATGTTGTTGCCCAGGCCGACCAGCGCTCCGGACAGCAACTGCGTGGCCCCGCTGGAACGGTTCGCCTCGCCCACGAAGACCGACAGGTTGTTCTTCAGGTTGTTGAAGGCGTCGCGGACGGTCGTCGCCATGCCGTCGGCGGCCTTTTTATTTTCGTCCAGCGACTGGCGCAAAGACTCCGACAGTTCACGGCCGGTGATCTTGCCCTGGGCGCCCAGCGCCAGGATCTCGGCCGCGCTGCGGCCGGTAGACGCCGCCAAATCGTCGACGATGGTCGGCACGGCCGCCAGGATCGATTGCCAACCGTCGGCCTCGACCTTGCCCTTGTTCAGCGCCTTAGTAACAGCGTCGATAGTGGTCTTCGCCCGATCCGCCGCCGTCGCGTTCTTCACGAAGGTATAGGACAGGCTATCCACGATGTCCATGGACTGGTCGGTGTCGTAGCCCAGGCTCTTCAGGGTGCTCGCCGTCAGAACATACAGTTCCTGGGCCTCGGCAAGGCTCCGGTATGTGCCGTTCGCCGTCGCCAGCAATCGCTGCTGGACATGCTCGTATTCGCCCGCGCTGGACGTGGCCATGGAGATGCGCTCGGCCATTTCGTTGTAGGCGTCAGCCATCTCGATCAGACCTTGGGCTGCGCGCAGGGACACCAGGCCGGCCAGGGCGCCGTAGAGGCTCGACACGTTCGCGCGCGCGGCCGTAGACTCAGCGCCCAAGGCCTTGACGGCGGCGGCCGTCTTCGTCATCTGAAAGCGCGTGTCGTTGGCGGCTTTATCTGTCTTGCTGAGCGTTTTGTTCAAACCGTCCAAAGACGAATCGGCCGCGGCCGTGCTATTGACAAGGGGCTCGACATCCGCCGAAACGGTGTAGTAGATCGCCCCTACCGAAGTACCTTCAGCCATTTCTTGCGCTCATGAAAAAGGCCCTGCCTAAGCAGAGCCCGAGAATGAAAAAGGCCCGCCGAAGCGAGCCGTTCAACTCAATGAATCGTCTTGTTTTTTCGAGATGCCCTGGCTTCTAGCACTCTTTCGTACCAAGCCTCTGTAGCCTCGTGCTCCTCCCTCGTCGGCGCACGCGCGCCTGGTGAGTCCTTGGTCGATGGCGGGAACTTCGCCCGCAACGCCGCGACCAGGCCCGTCATCGTCATGTTCCAGGCCTCGCGCTCGGTCAGGCCCAGGTGAGCCATAGCCAGGGCGGCATGCTCTTTCGCGTCGAACTCGGTCAGGTACTGATCCTCGGCGTCGGCGCGGCGCGGCAGAGGCTTGGCGACCCCGACAACGCCGTGGCGCATCAGGCACTGGGCCAGCGGCACGACGTGGGCGGCTGGCGCGGTGCCGGAGGTGTAGCGGATCGCATCGCCGCGAAACTCGTAGCAGCCGAACAGGTCAGACACATCCTCTTCGGCACAAGCGAACACCACTCCCAGGCTGTCCATGTGGTCGCCAGCCATCACGCGAGCGAAGACCTCCACGATTTCGCGCGGATCGCCCAGGCTGGCAATGGCTGCCAGGGACGGACGCAGCAGCACATCACGGCCGGCGTGGATGCACACCTCGCCGATTTCGGTCAGAATTTGCATAATCTCGAAGCTACCGGAGTCATGGCATGAAGAAACTCTCCGCCGTCCTTGTCGCGCTGCTACTGTCCGCCTGCGCATCGTCTGGCGTGCGCGTCACTGATGACCAGATGTCCCAGTTCAAGGAAGGCCAGACGACAAAGCAGGAGGTGATCGCTGCCTTGGGACAGCCTACGACGACCATGCGCAACTCCGACGGCACAACAATGGTCATGTACACCTACTCGGAAGCCAGAACCCGCGGCAGCACATTCATCCCTATCGTTGGCGCATTCGCCGGAGGGGTGGATACTCGGTCGAGCAACGTGGTGCTAACTTTCGATCAGCGAGGCGTCCTGCAAAGCACGTCCAGCTCGTCCAGTCAGTACGGGACCGCCACCGGCATTGCTGTCGATGGCGGTGGCCCCGTTACCGATCAGCCAAGGAAATAGCATGAGCGATCAGAAAAAAGAACAGCCGACGCCCGAGATTCCCCAGCCGCGCCCTATCCCAAATCGCGATCAGAGAACCGTACCCCCACCCAAGTAAAGGGCTGCCCACGCGCCCGCACCGAAGGTGATCGGGCTGCATACGGCAAATACCCGAATCCGGTTCAGCCGGTTCTGCAGACAGAGATTGCGCTTCACGGCGATATCGATGCGTCCCTGCAGGTTCTGCAGTTCGACCTCCCGCAGCGCCTCCAGGGAATACTGCTTCTGATAGAGGTTGACCGGCTCGTTGTACAGCGCAGGGAATCCCTGGATGTACATCACCAGGAACACGGTCGCCGCTGACAGCGCATACAGGTACAGCGACATGGTCAGCGCTCCAGCGGCAAGCCATACCGTGTGCTGGTCCAGCCCTTTCACCACATAGGCCAGAGCGCCCGTTGCACCGGCCAACAGGATGGTGAGCGTGGTCACCCCTTCCTTGCGCATGAAATCCGCAGCGGTACGCTGCTGCCGCATGTTCTCGACCCCCGCCTTCTCCGCCCAATCGAGCAACTCGTTCATGATGGCTCCTCGTCGTTGTTTCAGGCAATCTTACCCTTGCCGGTTGGCCGGGCGGCTGCCCGGCCGAACCCACGTTACGCCGCAGTCACCGTCACCGCGCAGGTATCCGATTTCGCCGGATCGCTCGAACTGGTCGCGGTGATCGTCGCCGTACCATCGCCCACAGCCGTCACGACGCCGGTCAGGGCGTTGACGGTCGCAATAAGCGTATCGCTGGTACTCCAGGTCACGCCTTGCGACGCGCTGGTGGGCAGCACGACAGCCTCCACGTCGTAGGTCTCGCCCACGATCATGGACAGCGTGGCCGGCACGACTTCGACAGACGTCACGGCCGGCGCGTCCGGATCCGGCGTGTCCTCGACGATCAGGCCGTAATCGCTGGTTGTGGCGCTGGCTTCCATGCTGTAGGTCGTCACATCGTCAAACGGCGCCGACCGGCTCATGGTCGTGATGATCATGAAGGCCGTGAAGGTCAGGTCGGGGAACGTCATACGCATCCAGGCGAACGGTTGGCCTGCCGTGGCCGTCGGATTAGCGACGTGCTTGGTCAGTTCGATCAGATTGGCCGAGCCGGCGCCGCTGGCCTTGCAGGTGCCATCGCCCGAAATCGTCAACGACTGGAACGTGGCCAAGTTCTCGCGCAGCGCGCCGATCGAGTCGTCAGCCGTCGCGTCGGTGGTCTCCCACTCCAGATTGAATTCCTTGGTGCGCATTGAGCCAAAGCGCTTCCAGTCGGCCTCGGTCGGCAGGGTATCGGCGCAACCGATGGCGTATTCCAGGACCACGTCGCGGCCCACATATTTCTGGGATTTGCAGTTAGCCATTGACGGCCTCCAAAAAAGAAAAGCCGCCAGGAGGGCGGCAATAAAAATCGCCCGGAGGCGGTCAAAAAAGGATTTCGATGTCCAACGCGTACCAGCGCCGGCCCTCGGTCGTTGTGCCTGGCCCGGTGGGCTCGGCGATTCGAATGTGCGCGGCCCCGCACGGGGTTGCGGCGCTCAGTGCGGCTGCCGTCAGCGCATCGGCGGCATCCTTCGTCATCCCTACCGCCCCCTGAATAGGCCCCAGCAAGATCACACGGAACCGCGGGCGGCGATCGTCCACGTCAGGCTGCGGGCCGCCATCGTTCTGTATCGAGCAGATAGGGCTTGCAGCAATGTCTGGGCGATCTGTCCACATACCCGTGCTGTAGACCCAGGAAGGCCCGAGAATCGCTTCGATCCAGTCTTTCAGTTCATCCAGCACGGTAGTAGGCCTTGAGGATTGCAGGGACGGACGATTTCAACTGATCGAAGCCCTCGACCAGGAAGCGTGGCTGTGCGTTCGGATCCCAATAGTCGCCCCGCCCGCTGAGCCGGGACTGGCCCTTAAGTGTGCCCGACGCCTCATGCACGGCGAAGGCATACGACGCCGTATAGCCTACGGTCCCCGTCACCTTCCCGCGCGCCACCGTGATCTGCGGCGCGTAGCCACTGTTGATCAGGTTGCTGGTGTCGATCGGGGTCATCGTGTCGGCCATCGCGCGTCCCTGAGACAGCACGGCATACACCGCCCCCTCGGATACCGGCCGCGCGATTTTCTGGACCGTGCGCCGATAATTCGCGCGCACCCGTTCGATGCCACGCACTGGCATGACTACATCCGATCGCGCATTTTCAGCACGATGAGGGTGGCGGCCACGCCGAAGACGAAGGCCACAAGGCCGGTTCCGATCAGGTAATCCATGGTGATGCTCCTATGCGGTTGCGAGACGAAAATCAGGACTGTCAGGCTCGTCCAGGCTCGACATATCCCACTCCGTGACGGCCCTGATCTCTTCCCAGTCGGAGTGACCGTTTAGTTGAATCAGGTCCAGATATTTGGGGCGCTTGTCTTCAGTGAAGATCAGGTGCTTGGCAACGAACTCAGCGCCCCTGGCGCCGCTCTGCCCGCCGGTTTCTCGCACCATTTCAGCGGCTGCCGTCCACGTGCAGGCGATCTCAAACGGCGCGCCATAGGTGTTGCCGCCGTCCCAGTCATTGCGGCCGGTGAACGGACGCACGGTGGCGGTGTTCTGGTAGCTCCAGCGCGCAACCTCAGACATTTCCGCCGCCCTGCATGCAGCCACCCGTGGCCACCCAGAAGCCAGCAGATGCCCTGGTCGGGTCGGGCGGGATCAAGCCAGTGGCGCACCCGTTCTTGTCCAGGCCGCGCAGCAGCGACATAGCGCCGCGCCAGCGGTCGGCGAAGGACTGGTACCGGAACGATCGGGACGCGCCGCTGGCGGCCGACTGGCTGCTGATGTACTTGTCGCCCTGCCCTAGGCCCATGAGGCCCAGTAAGTAGAGCTGGATCAACAGGGCCGTGGCAGGCGTGTAATGGGCGCTCAGGCAATCCTCGATCGTGTTGGCCTGCTCGACCAGCGCGGTCACGACGAAATCGGGCAGCGTGATGCCCTGGCCTTCCAGATACTGCGTAGCCTGATCGATGGTCACCATGGCTCGATTCCAAGAATTGGGGCCCCGCCGAAGCGGGGCAAAAAGAAACCGCCTCGCGGGCGGTTATTCGGTGGTGGGTTTCAGCGGGTCGCTGTCGGGCAGCAGGGCCGCCAGCTCTTCGGCACTCTTGCGTCCGTCGAACTCGATTTGGAGCTCTTTCAGCCGCTTGGCAATAGCCCCCTTGGTCGGGGGCTTGTTGCCGGCAGGGTCGAACGTGGCAGGCACCAGTTCGGCGACTTCGCCACCGATGAGGCGCACGTTGGTCTTGAGTGCCGGGTGGAGATGCTTCAAGTCCACCACAGCGCCCTTCTCGACCCCATGCCAGGGGCGAATGACGATGTATTTCATGTCGTGCCCCTGTTAGGTCAGATCAGCCGCGTACACAACGCCGGACAGGCCGGCATCGTCAGCTTTCACCTGGATGCCCATGGCGCCCATAATCTGGAAGTTGTAGTTGACGTTGGGCAGCGGACGCGGCAGCGGCACGACGCCCGTGGTCATTCCCACCAGGGGCGTCACCACGTCGCGGCGGCGCTGGTAGCCCAACAGCTCGTTGCCGGACAGCGCATAGGTCATGCGGAACTCACGCACGTTCCAACGCGGCCCGAAGACCTGCAGGATCGTGCGATCGGTCGCAATGCCGTTGCTGTCAAGGTACGGCGCGTTCAGGTTGCCGAAGATCTCAGGAGAGACCCACACCACGTCATAAGCGTCGACCCGGTTGACCCTGGCCGTCTGGCCGAAGGCGCCACTGGTGAAAAACTTGTTCAGGTCGGTCTGGTTGGCCGTGGCCAAGTTGATCGCGGCACCCGATGCGCCGGCCGTCTTCAGGTCGATCTTCTTGGTGTTGGCGTGATTGCGCAGGCCCTTGGCCTCGTAGCTTTCGACCTTGATTTTGTCGTTGCCATCGAGCAGGTACGAAACCAGGCGCTTGTTGTACTTGCGCAGCTTCGCTTCCTGGGAGTCAAGCACCAGGTCCAACCCCACGGTGCCCAGTCCGGCCGCGTGGCGCCAGTTCACGCCATACCCGGCCGTGAAGACCGGGATCGGGTCGCCGCCGGTGTTGTACTCGGTGTGATCGAACGAGAACGGCGCCTGACCGTCCAAGCTCACCGAGACATCGTCGGCGATGTCGCCCACCATGTTGTACAGCTTGGCGGTCTTGCCCACCGGCAGCACCGTCTGCACAGCCAACAAATCGGTCAGGATCTCCATGCCCGTTTCGGTGTCGCGCATCTGGATGACCTGGTTGTCGATCTCGGCCCAGAAGTCGCGCGCGAAACCGCCCACAGCGTTGCAGGCCAGCATATCGGACGTCATCTGGGCGCGATTGGCCTCGACCATCGTCCGGTGCTGGCGGTTGTAGATATTGCGGTTGGCCCACAGGTCCGCCCAGTGGCCGCGCAGGCGGCTATTGGCCGCCAGGGTTTGGGGAGTGAAAAACATGTGTGATCTCCTTAGACGGCAGCGCCGGGTTTCTGGGTTGCGCGCATCCGCACGCGGATGAATTCGGTCTGGCCAGCACCCACCGTGAACTCGTCTTGCGAGAAGCCCACGATGGCGTCGGTGCCATCCACGCCGACCGCGCCCTGGCCGGACGAATTGACCTTGATCGGCGTGTCCTTCTCATAGGTCCCGGCGGCGCACAGGATGGCGAGTTCGCGGCCCTCCTCGACGTAGTTGCCGATGGCCGAATGGCCGGCCGGAACCGAGTCAGTGATGGTCAGCCCCTCGTGATAAGCGACATCGATCACATACATCCGACCCGCGACGGCGGTTGCCTGAGCGAACTTATCGGAGCCGTTGATGGTGGCGAAGGTGCCGGGCTTGAGGTTGGCCGCCGTGAGGCGGGTTTCGGTCTTGTACAGGGACTGACCGTCAATGTTGACGCGACGATAGCGGCTCATTTCGCACCTCCGAAGTAGGCAGCAGGATCCGGGGCGCCCTCATCCTGCGGTTGATTGGCGGCGTTCGCGCCGATGGTGGCGGCGGTGCCCAGGCTCTTGAACATGGTGTCCAGGGCCTCTCCGGACAGCGCATTGGCGACGACATCGCCGTGCACCGCGGCGACCGCCTTGCGCTTCTCGGCTTCTTCGGCACGGGCGTTGGCAGTCAGTTGCTCGGACAGCGCGGTCTGGTTGGCCTGCAGCGCCGTCACGGCATCCGTCAGGGGCTTGAGTTGTTCGGCCACATTCGCGGCCACGGTGTCGCTGGTTTCCTTGACCAATGCGGCCCGTTCTTCAGGGGTCAGAGGCATATCGCCCTCCTTGTTGACTGCAGGCCGGGCCTGCTGGTTGAAAAGTCGTTTGAGTGAATTGGTGACTGTGGTGACCCACGATTCCTGTCGCACAACAGGACTACCCGCGTCGGCAAACGCGATCGCGCCACCCTTGTCCTCGTAGGCGTAGACCTCGGAGACGCCGCCGTTGCGCACGATCACAGCCTGGCTGTCGGTGAAATCCGCGACCCAGACGTATTCATCGGTGCCAGTCGCCCAGCGCTTGCGGGCGGCTTGGCTCAGACGTTCCTCACGCTGCCGGTAGGATTCGCCCACCAGCGCGCCGGCGTTGGCGGCTAACGGCTGTGCCTGGTCGGCATTGACCATCATGCCGACGCCTTGCTCCGGGGTCGCGGCGCCGACCTGGTCGAGCAGGATTGCGTCGTGATCCATACCGTGGATCCTGGCAACCCACTCGGCGCCCTGGGTCTGCTGTTCTTCGCTGGCGTCCAGGCGCTCCAGGAACACCGCCACGCTGGTATGGATCGGCGGCACGTCCTCGCCCTTTTCCAGCGCTTCCAAACGTTCCAGCAACCGGCGGCCGCCCTCGGACATCTGGGCGACTTCCGTGTCGATCCACTTCTCGATGTAGACCCGATTGCCGGATTTCTTGACGTTGCGGTTCCAGGCGCCCACGTGCCCGACGTTGATGCCTTCCGGCGAGAACGCGGACACAAANTGGCCGTCCGACCGTCGGATGACCCCGAGCGGGGCCAGCGTCGTCCTCGAGCTGCTGGTAGTGGGCGTCGATCTCGGCTGCCGGGTACAGGCCGCCGTTCATGACGACATTGGCGGGCAGCGTGTAGGACGGCACCACCCAATGCGCGCGACCGTTGTAGGTCTCGCGGCGGATCTGGGCGGCGTTGACCTGGGTCGTGATGTTGACCTGGGTGCGCCCGGCCTGATCCACCGGCGGCCGGCGTCCGGCCAGCGTCGGATCCAGGCCATCATTGACCTGCAGCACGATGTCTCGCTTCTTCATCATTCTTCCTCGTCGGCCCACGGGCCGTTGTGCTTCTCGCGCATGACGCGCTTGGTGTCCAAGGCGCGCTGCTGGATGGCTGGCACGAGCGGCTTGCCGTTCTCGTCCACCAGCACGAAGGTCTGGCTGCACTTGCAGTTGATCGAGTTGCCGTCCCTGCTGTACCAGTCCCGCACCTGGTCGGTCGTGTACAGATTTCCGTGGCGTGCCGCGTGCGTGGCCCGAGTCGTCGGCGACAAGGCCGACAGGTGCATCTGCTTGCCACGCAGGCCATAGCGGTCAGCACCCTCGTCGGATTCATCCCAGCGGGCCCGGCGCAGCGCCATCGGCACCTCGGATCTAGCGATCCGGTTCGCGCGTCGTGCCTCGATGCCGGCCTGGTCGGTCAGATTGCGGGCGATGCTGCGTGGGTTCAGGCCCCGACCGATGCCGTCGGTCAGGGCCCGCGCCATGTTGGATTTCACCGTTCCGGCCAAACCCTTCATTTCCTCAAATTCGCGCGCCTGGACCAGCGCCATGCGCCGACGGTACGGGTCGCTCCTCATGATGTCGGCCACGCTCATCTGTCCAGCCAGGTACGCGGGTGACTGTTGTGCGAGGTTGGCGAAGGCCTGGGCGGTGCCGCGCCGATAGGACACGACTACGTACGCCTCGAAAAACCACGGGTCACGCGGATCGGCAAGCAGCGAATCGACCAGGCTGGCGCCCTCTTCCAGGATCGAGGACAGCAGGTACTGGTCGAGTCGAAACGAGTACCGGCGGGCCTTGGTGTCCGTTGCGGTTTTGTTCACGACCGGCTCGGCCGGGATGCGATCCAGCAACTTGACGTAGCCCCGGGCGATCTTGCGGATGCGCCGCCCGAACTCACGCATAGCCCCGCGTTCCAAGCGATCGACGCCGGTGGGATCCTCCTTATTCGCGGGCAGGATCGGCGGTTTTGGCTTCGTCGCCATCCTCATCCTCGTCGTCTTCGCCCAGCGGATCAGGAGCATCCTCGGGGTCGTATCCGGCCGCCGTGCGGATTTCTCCGCCAGTAAACACCGTCTCGCCGGTGGCGATGGCCTGAGCGTTGATCTCACTCATCAGCTTCGCGCTGGCCAGCTTGTCGGCCTGGGTCGCATCGGTCAGGTCGTCCCACATGACCGTGTAGTCGGCGATGCGATCGACCGCACGAATTCGCATCAGGTGCTCGAACAGCTCATGGATCTCGAAACCCAGATCGCCGCGGCGCGACTGGCACCGGGCATTGAAGTACTTCTGATCCTCGCTGCTGGCGCGCTCGCCGGTTTGCATGCCCACCAATATCTTTGTGGGGATGTCCAGAGCGGCGGCCGCCGTCTGCAAGTTCACGTCGTAGGTCGGCTTCGGGTCCGGGACATTGGTTACCAGCGGCGTAACGTTCGCGCCCTGCAGGATCATCAGCAGATCATTGGCACTGTTGACCTCGCGGGCGGCGGCGTTGAATTGCTCTTGCAGGTCTTCCAGCTTCACGCCGTACATGTCGGCCAGGTCGCGAAGATTCGTTTCCTTGTCGAAGTTCACGGCCATCTGGCGCGCGGCGTTCTTCAGAAACGACTCGCCGCTACCACCCTCGACCTTTTCCAAGCTCACGAAGGCGTTGTAGGCGGGCTCCAGGAACCCGATGGCATCCGCCGTCCAGTCACCCAGGATGTGGATGCGGTCGTAGTGGATTTTGACCTGGCTGCGGCTGCCGTTCGCCGTGGTCTGGGTGTACTGCCAGTATTTCGGCAGGCCGTAGCGGTCGGAGTTCGGCTCGGCGTCGAACTCGACGGGCTGCAGGGCGCCAGCCCAAGCAGGAATCACATCCACCAGCGCCGGGCTGCTTCCACGCACTGGCTGATCCCAGGCCTGGCTGTCTCGAATACGCAGGATCAGGCCTGAGAATCGCCCCACCAGCCGGCGGCGGTCGGCCTCGGCGATCCTGCGCCAGAACGCGACGGACGCCAGGGTCTTGAGCTTGCGCTCCCAGGCCGTCTCTGGCCGGGATTCGTCCTGGTCGTCGCCCTCGATTACCCAGGGGTTGGTCTTCCAGCAGGCGCCAATGATCTTTTCGACGGCACCATAGGCCACGCCGCCGCGTCGGTATAGCTTGTAGAAGTCTTGAAAGTCCAGGTCTTCCTTGAAGCCATACTCGCACCACGCCGCGTTGCGTTTGGCATCCAGCCCCATGCCTGAATTCAGCAACTCCATGCGGGCGCGGGCCATGCGCATGTCGTTGAGCGCATGGTTCACGGCCAGGGTCATTTTGTCGGTCATGCTGAAATCCGTTTGATGATGCCGGCGCGGCCCTCGGTCAGATAGCCCTGGGCCTCGGGGTTGCTGATCCACTCGACGCCAGACTGCTGCGAATCGGACCACAGTACGAATTCATCGGCCGGGCTGCGCTCTGCGGCCATCCGGCGCGCGCAGGAAATGCAGCGCGCACGGATCACCAGCGAGACGCTGTTGTCTCGTGCGAATACCTTGAAAATGGGCATTTACCTGCCTTGAAGTAGGCGCTTGGGGATCATGAGGCCCGCTGGGGTGCGCCGCTTGATTAGCGGCGCCAGCGCATAGCGGCTCGCGTCGATGTAGTGGTTGTTCTTGTCCACGATGTCCGTCAGCACATCGCCGGTCAGGCGGTCGACCTTGTAGCTGTACGTCCTCGCCTCGTGAAGCGTCTTCGTGCAGCGCGGATGAATCACGATCTCGCGGTATGACCGCAGGTGCGCGATGCCGTCCTCGACGCTGCCCTTCCACTTCTCCACGCCGACAATGCGCGGCAGGCACTTGCGTGTGCCACGGCCGTTGCTCTTGACGTGGCTGATGGTCTCCGGCCGGGCCGAGTCGGCGCGCACCGCGTGGCTCTCGATGCCCGGCAGCCGGGCAATCATGAAGTCCGCGATGTCGTCGTTCTCGAGTCCGACCTTGCCGGCCTCGTGCTCGATGTACAACCGCTGGTCGTGAATCCAGCACTTGACGCCTGCCGTCGGGTCCTGGCTGAAACCCCAGTCGATACCGAAGTACGGGCCGTCCCAGTCGGCGGCCGGCGTGAACTCGGCCACCCGGTACTTCCCGGACAGAATCTGCGCATCGCTGTTCTCACGGTAGGCGCCGTCCCAGATCCAGGCGTAGGTCTGGTCGTCCAGCAGATTGCGGTCGTTGAGCCGTTCCTCGTCGAGCTCGGGCGGAAACCAAGGGTTGTCCGTGTAGTTCAGCTCGGCGATCCGGCTGTTGGCCGGCGGGCTTTTCCGGAACCGCTTGTCGGTCGGGCTGCCATCCTTTTCCGGGTTCCAGGTGACCCAGATCTCGGAGCCGGCCTCGCGCACGGTCGGGCGCAGCTTGATCCACGCCGTCTCGCTGACGTCCTCGCCCTCGTCGACCCACGCGATCAGGATGCGGGCCTTGGACTTGATGCTGTTCAGGCCGTGGCGCAGACCGGCAAAGGCGTATGACACCCGCCGATTCTTCGTGCGGATGTACTTCTCGCCGATGTCGAAATAGGCGTCGAGCCAGGGCACGGACAGGATCGCCTGCTTGACCTCCTCCATCGAGGAGTCTTCCAGCGAGTTCATGTACTCGCGGCCGCACAGTATCTTGCCCGAGACGCCAGCCTCGGCAAACATATATGCCCGCACAGCCGTCATCAGGGCGAAACTGCGCGTCTTGCCGCTGCCGCGCCCACCATGGGCGCCGCGATACCGGGCCGGGCCGCTGAAAACCGGGATCAGCTTCGGCGGTAGCTCAATCCTCGCTTTGCTGGACATTGGGGGCCACCAGTTCGATCGTGGTGGGCATGGTCGGGATGGGACCGCCGTTGGGGCCGCTCACCTCGCGTTTGTTCGTGAACATGCCGCCCTGCTCCTTGGCGGCCTGCTCGAGCACAGCCGCTGCGGCCGCCACGTTGCCTCGCGCCATGTGCCGGTCGTAGATCTTGCCCAGGGCGCGCAGCCGGAAGGCCTGGTCCGCGATGGGGATCTCTGCCACGGCCTCACGAAACTTCTTGCGCGTGTCCTCGAACAGATCGCGCCACTTTCTCGCCAGCTTGGCGCCGGCCACCTTCGTGGGGTCGTACTGGGCGACCTGCATGCGCGGCACATCGACACCCATCTCTTCCTTCAGGGCCGCCGACACCTCGCTGGGGGTGTCGTAGCAGGCCAGCGCTTGAACGATGAAGCGCTTGGCCGCATCGGTAAGCGTTGCCATGCAAAATTCCTTTCAGGTCAGGCGGCGGCCCTCAGGCAGGTGCCGCATGCGTGCGCGATGCTGGCGCCTGAGACGGCCGGCGGATGCTTGGCTGCCTCGACCATCCGCGCCACCTGGGCGCTGGCGCCGTAGCGCTGCACCACGCCGACGAACTCCTCGACGTCATGGCCGCGCATTGCCAGCCGGGGCATGCCGTCTTTCGTGAACTTTGGCGCCCCGAATTCATCCTGCTCCTGGCCGATGTGGTAGAGCTCGTGCTCGACCAGAGCGCAGAACTCGGTGTCGCTGCATTGGGCGCAGTAGTCGGCTGCCAGGGTGACCAGGAAGTCCGGCACATGGCCGAACCACTCACGCAGTTGCTGTTCCTGCCTCGCCTTCTGCCAGCCGCCGGCGCGAATCATGACCTGTTCAGCCTGGCCAATCACCGTGCGGCCGCGCTTTGCGAAGGCCGACGACGCCCAGAGGAAGCCGAGGTCGGCGTCCAGCAGGTGGGTGTGATCGGGGTTGTGGAGCGGGCTGTCTTCGGCCAGGATGGTTTCCCGGGCCCAGGCGGCCAGGTCGGGGGCCGGCGCCAGGATTGTGCCGAACAGATCGTTGGACAGTAGCGCATCGGGAGGCGCTGGGCGGCTACACCCTCCGACGGGCTCGGTTGTGTGTGATTTGGCCATAACGCGCCTTTGAGACGCCTATGGCGCACTCCTTTGTGATGGAAATGAAAACCCGCCCGGAGGCGGTCCGGTGTGAGTTTGGGGCGACTTAGTCTTTCGCCTTCGCTGGTTTCAACAACTTCTCATCAAAGGTTTCGCTCTTCAATTCTTTGCCGACAAACCACTTGCAAGTAACTAAATCGTCCCTCGTTCCGGACGGGAATACTACCGGGCCGTTATACGACACAGTCATATCCGGCCCGCCGCTGTTCAGCAGCACAACATCACCAACATTAAATCGAGCCACGCAAGCCTCCTAAGTGCAAAAGAAGGTCACAGCATGCCATTTTTGCTGGCGAGTCTCAACCAAAACGGAGCGCCCCACTCAGCATTCACCAAGCGGGGCGCGAAAGATCCCAGGTAGCGGGATCGGAGGAGACAGGTTGTGGGGCCCCACAGCGACCTCACGCCTTGGTATGCGGCCAGAGAATCGCCTGATCAAAGGGCGGCGCAGGTCAGAGCCAGCATGTGCCGGAACCTTCCGGCTGTCGTCCCAGGCCTGATCGCGCGGCGACTTGGATATCTGGACGGTGCTGCTGGTTGATGGCTGCGGCTTCTCCCACGCGGATGCGGTCTCGGTGAAATCGCATGCGTGTGGAATGCAAAAAGCCCCACCGATTGGCAGGGCTTTGCGTTTTTTCAGGGCGCACGAAGCCCCGACACCGACATTACATCAAAAATCAGCAGAGAAATCAAGCATATTCGCACTTGATCAGCTCGCATTTTTTCAGCCTCGGCAGCAACTCCGCTTTTGCGGCCTGATACGTCGTGTGCTGGTCCTCGATGCGCGGGTTGCGGTGGACGCTGACGCCGGCCACCTTGTTGCGCATGTGAACCCCGATCGCCGCCCGATGCATGTAGTGCAGTTCGTCGATGCACTTGGCGATAACCTGGGCCTTCAGGCGTTCCAGATCGTCGTCGCGATCCTCGGCATCCTGGTGCACGTCGCCGCTGTCGTGGCTTCGGCAGGACGGCGATACGCGGGGCGCGCCCAGGTGCGGCATGTAGGCGCGCTCGTAGCGATACCAGATCACCAGTAGGTCTTCGATCTGTTGAGATTCGTCCAGGGTCATCGTTTCTCCCACACAACAATGGCGATATACGCTAGTCCGAAGATTCCGGCCAGAGCGAAGAAAGCCGCACTTGGCACCCATAACGGGGCCAGGACCCACCACCAGGACCAGGACGCAACCACACCTACCTCGGCGAGTTTCAGGCCGATGAAAATCAGCGTCAGAATGCTCATAAATCCGATTCCTTGAGATTTCATCACCGCCTCCATACGGGTGAATTCTCATTGCCGTTCCCCGCCCTGCCCGCTGTCGCCTGCGTCTTGGGCTCAGCCAGCGCGGCGCGGTCCAGGTTGTGACGCATCATGGACAAAGGCTTGATCGTCAGCGGCCTGAATTTCGGCGGCTCTCTGCGGGCCGCCACCGGCAGGGAATCCAGCCGTGCGCGAATGAATTCGGTTTGATCGCCCACGCATGCGCGGCCGGTCTCGACCTCGATGGCGTAGACCAGGGCGTCGATCTTCTGCAGCGACCCCTTGTGGCCGGCCTTGCGCAGCGCCTCCCTGGCGCGCTCGTGGGCGTGGGATTTTCGGTGGAGATAGTCGGCCATCAGAATTCCTCCACTTCCCAGCCGCCGCCGTTTTTCTTGGCGCGCACCTTCACGGCGACAAACCGCATCGGGTACTGATCGGCCGCGACCTTGATCTTCACGCGGGCATCGTCCTGCCAGAAACCCTTCACTTCGTGGCACTCGAGCGTGCCGTCAGCCAGCATCACCACGAAATCGGGGCTGTAGAACGTGTTATCCGCCAGGCGCAGCTTCATGCCCTCGAAGCGATACCAGAGGATCTCGCCGGCGGCCTTGCGAGTCTCCAGGTGCTGAGCATAGGCGGCCTCGGTTTTGTTCATCTTGCCGGTCTTGAGGCGCCCCAGGGCCTGCATCTTGCGTATCGCACCGGTATTGCTTCTCGCCTGCCGATCACGCGGGAACGCCAGGTCTTCCAGGCAGGTTGGGCGGTCATGAAAAGTCATGGGCTTCCTTCTTCAATCTGAATTGCCGCTTCACTTCGGCCTCAAGGTATTTCTGTGCTTCCGGGCCGCGTTTTTCGCCGATCGCGTCCAGCCAGGGCTTGCGCTGGCCGTAGGGCAAAGAAAGGATGTGGCGGGCCTCGCATTCCAGGCGGCGCTGTTCGATTTGCTGGGGCGTCATGCGGCCACTTCCTCGCCCAATGCACGTTTTGCCATCGTGACGGCAATGGATGCGTAGGCCTTCGGGTTGGCCAGGATCTTCTTGGCCCAGGCCTTGTGATCCTTCTTTTCCTTGAGCACGCCGCCGGCACCCATGCTTTCCATGGCTTTCGCCGCCTCGACATCAGACAGTTCGGTTTTGCGTGGTTCCGGCAGCGCAAGAGCAGGTGCCGAGATTTCATCCCACTGTCCTTTCTCCATCTGCTCGTCCAGGGCCTTTTCCCACCGCGCCCGCATGGTGCTGTACGCGCTGTTCAGCATGTCGTACTGCCCAACTTCGACGGCAGCGTAGAAGATCGCCGGGTGCGACCATTCGCCCATCTCGCCCTTGCGCCTCGCGGTCAGACCCTTGATGGCTTCGTGGAAGGCAATCTCTGGATTCAGGCTGGGCCGGCAGGCTTTCATGAATTCCGGCAGAGATGGCGGCCAGTCGTACATCCGGCGACAGTTCTTGATGCCGGCAGCGACGTCATGCGGCGTGATCCCGTCCTCGTCGAACGCTTCGGCCCAAGCTGTTTTCCAGTCCTCGATGGCCTGCTCGTCGCGGAAGTTCGCCCGCCACTTGTTCGGGTACATGCCGTTCATGCGACCAAAAAGGTGGTCCATCAGGCTGATGCCTTCGAGCTTGGCATGCGGAACCAGCCACACGTTTTCACGCGTCGATAACATGGGATTCCCCCGGCTTTGTGCGGTTTCGATTGATGTAGGCCAGCGGATCAAACCCGCGCTGTGCTGGCGCAGCAGATGGCCTGGCGCTGTCCTGCGCCCTGGAAAGCCAGTTCGTCAGGTAGCGGGCGTAGTTCGATTTTTTGTTTTTTGGATTGGCAAGGATCCAAGCGGCAGCTTTCGCAAGCTCCGCATCCAGACTGAGGGCTGGATAGGCTGTTTCCCAGGTTGACCGCTGCGCAGTCGATATCCCGGTCCAATTGCCGTCAGCGTCGAGCGCGATTTTTCGGCTCGGCGCAGAAGAAGCGATAGCTTCTTTAATCTGTTCTGTATCTGTATCTGCTTCTGTATCTACAGCGTCACCGTGACGTTTCTGTGACGTCACAGGCTTATCGTCTTGTCCAGAAGCCGCGCCAGCCTTGAGTTTCGCCCGATACTTGCGGGTGCGCTCAGCGCTTGTGTCGCTCTTATACTGACGCTTCTCCCAGGCGCGAATTCGGTAATTTCCGTTATCCCCAACTGTCACAAGGTCACGTTCCAACAGTCGCGGTAACGTCACCGTGACGTCACGACGTAACGCCCAATCAACCGTCTCGGCATTCAGCCCAGTGTCGCCGCTCTGGTCATATTTGGAGGCCGCGCACAGCAGCTCGATCCAAGTTCTGAACTCGGCATCATTGAGGGTGCCGATCTTTGGATCACTGGGCATGTCACCGTAGAGGCGGAACCAGTCCATTACGCGACCTCCACTTCCACGCCTGCCGCCGCCAGCGCACCATCAGCCACCGCGCAGCCACGATCCAGCAGGATCTGGACGCACTCGCGCTGCAGATCGCGCTGAGTGCCATAGCGGGCCTCAAATTGAGCCTTCCAGGGGTGTACGGCGACGACGCCAGGAATGCCGGCATCCTGATGGTGTGGACCGCACAGCGGCAGGACCATCCAGTGCGCCCAGGGCTTCGTGCGGCCGTCGATGTGATGCACGGAGACAAAGGGCGTGAACATGCCCTCTTTCGCGCATGCAATGCAGCCGATCTCCCGGCACAGCATGTCGTGGAAGCGTTTCTGCTCGGCGGTGGGGTTGCGACCCTTCATAGGACACCTGCTTCTGTTGTGCGTGTGTCCATGGTGGCGGCCGGCGCCGGAAAAGTATTTTGAACGCGTTCAAAATTTTGATCGTGGGGCGGCTGGATCTTCATGAACGTCAGCCAGTGCGTCTTTTCGCGCTTGCCGGACTTGTGGCCGAACAGCGGCTGGTTCGGCGTCAGCGCCAGGATCTGGGACACAGGAATTTGGACCTCGGCCCACTTGAAAATCAGCACGCCCTCGGGCTTCAATACACGGAAGCACTCTGCGAAGCCCTGGCTCAGGTCGTCGCGCCAGTCGTCGCTCAGGATTCCGTATTTGGCTCGAAGCCAGGACTCCTGGCCGGCGCGGCGCAGGTGCGGGGGATCGAACACCACCAGGCGGAACGACCCATCTGGGAACGGCATGTCCCGGAAGTCCATGTTCAGATCGGGCGTGATTTTGAAGGCCCTGCCGTCGCACAGCGTATGCTCTTCGCTGCGGATATCGCCGAACAGGGCGCGCTGGTCCTGTCGGTCGAACCACATCATGCGGCCGCCACAGCAAGGGTCGAGGACAGGCATATCCATCATGCCGCCACCTCATGCCCATAGCGGATCCGCGCCTCATGGGTATCGATGCCGTTTTCGGCACACCAGGCGAGCACATACTCGATGAGGCTGGTCATTCGGGCCACAGACATGCGGGCAGACGACTCGCGGATGTTGACGTACTCGTTTTCAAGCCCAGGCACCATGTCGGCGCCCAGGCCGGTGGCAATGGCGTGGCCGCTGATGAAAAGCACCTTCCACTGATCCAGAGCCAGCCTCCGGCCGCCCCAGGTCGCTTTCTTCGCCACCTCGCCGAAAAGCGCATGCAGGAGCGCGTTCTGATCCGTGCTGCGTGTGCGCGGGCCGATCTTCACCATGAAGCCTTCGGGCGCAGCCATGACAGCTTGCGCGGCATTGCGCCGGGCCACGACGTGCGAGAGCTGGAAGATTTGGGTATTCATCACCCCACCATGCCCTTCATCCGCTGCACGACCTCTGCAACTTCAGTCATGACGTGATTGCCGGCGTTCTCAACGCGTCCGACCTCACGCTGATCCACGCGGCCGTCGGCCAGGGAGTCGTAGATTTCCTTGCCGAATACGCCGCTGGCGATCATGAAGGCCGCAACCTTCTCCAACATGCCCATGTCGCACTCGGATGACCCGGCCGGCGCCTTCACCAGCAAGAGCCCGCGCTGCCGCGCCCAGGCCCGCAGGATCCTGTCGTCGTCCGTGAAATCGGTGATCCGCACGGCCTCCTCCAGCGTCAGGTGATGCCGCTTGCCCTCCTTCGGCGGTGTGCGGTTGACCTTGTTCCTCAGCACCGCCGCAGAAATGTCAACCCGAGGCCCCAGGGATTCCGATCCGCCGGGATAATCGTGGGCGACGTGGTAGGCCGCATCGGCTGTGTTCATGTGTGTCTTCCTCGAACGTATTAATTGACGGCCGGCCGGCCTACAGTGGAGCCATGGAAATGGAAACTACGAAGACCGAAGCCCTGCTCAGGCAGGCCAAAGCGATTTGCCAGGAAGTGACGGGCCGCGAGGATGTGTCCGATGACCTGCTGTGCAGCGTCTTTCGACGTCTGGAACTGGAAGCCGACCTGACGGACGACGATCTCCTGGATGCGCTCGATGCGGCCCAGCAGGGGCTCATGCACTGAGGTGTCCGGCGGCCCGATGGGGATGCGGGTGTCGGCCGGATCGGGGCGCCAGGGATGTTGGGTAGCCGGTTCCTGGCCCGTAGAATCGAGACTCTGACCCCTCAACTCCATGAAGACCAAGGACCGGCCATGACCGTAGAAAACCCGTTCGGAGATAGCCCGAGCAGCCAGCAACCGGAGTCCAGGGCGTACCTGGTCCTGATATCCGCGTCGAAAGACAATGCCGCGCTGGCGCAGCAGATCGTGAAGAACATCCAGGCCCAGGTGGACAAGAAGGCAGCCCCGCTGTGGATCGACTCCAAGGGGATCGGCCTGCTGGTCAACACGGAACTCGTCGCGTGGGAAATCCGCAAGGAGGCGCTGAGCGTCGACATGAAGATCGGCTCGCAGGACGTGAAGGGATTCCTGATTCTGGAGATTGGGCCAGACTGGGCAGCACCCAAGGATGCGACCACGGAACACTGGCTGGCTAGTCATGTCGGCGATCCTCGCCCGGTGCCTTTCCGCAAGGTTCGGCGTCCATGATCCCTGCGCGGCCCGTCAGGTGGTGCCAACGCACCGGCACACCGATGGAGCGCGCAATGCACAGCGGGATCAGGTGGCAGGACATGAAGCCGTTCCAGGCCAGCCAGCGCGTGGTGCGCAGGCCCACTAGCCAAGATGCGAAGCGGTCACGCATGCTCAGCTCCCATGTTTTTGAACAAGGCACCGAGGAAATGAAACTGAACCGAGACCTGCAGCACGCCATCCTGGAAAAATTGGCCGAGGCCTACCCGGGCCTGACGACAGGGGCGTGGCGCGAGATCCAGCAGATGGCGGACGAGGAAACGATCATCGGGAATCTGCTGTACCTGGAGGCGCACGGGCTGGTCGAGACCAGCCTGAAGCGCACGCTGAGCGGCAAATTCACATTTGCGGGAAAGCTCGAAATCACCGCGCGCGGCCTGGACTTCCTGGCCGACGACGGCGGCCTGTCGGCCATCCTGGGGGTGGTGACGATCAGGCTTCATGACGACACCCTGAAGTCACTGATTGCGGCGAAGATCCAGGCGTCTGACCTGCCCCAGCCCGATAAGAAGCGATGGACCGATCAGCTTCGATCGCTGCCCGCCGAGACCACAAAACACCTCGCACTGAAGCCAGTGGACTTGGGACTGGAGAATGCGCCGACCGCACTTGCCGCAATAGGAACCGCGCTTGGCCTGGGTGCTGCCGGATGAACTGCGCGTACCCGACGTCCGGGCCCAGGCTGATCCAGAACTCGTCCAGGTCGGTACCCGTCTCGGCGACAGTCGCGTTGGCGTGGAAGACGAGGGAGTCGAGGCGGATTTCACGCATGCTCGGCTCCTGCGGTAGCGGACTGGGCCTGGCCAGGCCCGCGCAACACCGACCAATCAACGTCCGGACGCAGGTCTTCGCAGCGGACGGCGCCGTTGGTGGCGCGTTCGATGTCAAGGCAACGCAGTACAGGGATCCGACGGCGGCCAGACACCCATTGATGGACGGTTGGGGGCGTTACCTTGATCGCGCGAGCAAGGCCAGAAAGCCCGCCAAGCTGGCCACATGCATCGGATATTCCCGACATGGATTCCTCTATTTTCATAAGGCTACGCCTAATGATAAACGATAGGAATTGCCTAATCAATAGCTTGCGTGTTTTATTAGGCCATGCTTAAAGGCAAAGAATTCGGTCAGGCGATCGACGCCGCCATTACCCTGAAGATCGAATCGGGGGGAGCTCGCTCGAAGGCTGAGATCGCGCGCCACTTCAAAGTTCAGCCGCCTTCACTATCCGACTGGGTGAAGAAGGGCTCGATTGCCAAGGAGCGACTGCCTGATCTGTGGGCGTATTTCGCCGACGTTGTTGGTCCGGAGCATTGGGGGCTAACAACCAAGGAATGGCCCTCTGGGCTTTCCTCTTCTGCCGCGGGGCGTCACAGCCGCCATGTGCCTGAATCCACCCTCCCCTGGCCCCTCAAGAAAGCCACCCCCGAGCGCATCCGCGCGCTGACGCCGGCGCAGCAGCGCCAGGTGGACGATGCGCTGGATGTGATGCTTAGGGGGTTTGAGGCCGAGGGGAAATAGGCTGATCCTGGCACGGCTTCGGCCTGTTAGGTCGTTTATTTTTGTCCATCAGGTAACAAACCATGATGGTTGTATGGAGATATGAGGGAATAGATGAGCTACATAAACGACAACTTGATGCCCGGGGAGCGTGTCACCTACTCGGCAAAGATCAGCGTCTGGAGCATGCTGCCAGAGATCATCGCGGGCGTGATTCTGTGCTTCTTCCTCGTCGGATTTCTCATCCTGCTGGGTCTATACATCCGGTACATCTCCACCGAGATGGCTATCACCAACCAACGAGTGATAGCAAAGAAGGGGTTCATCAGCAGAGAGACGGTGGAGATCGACTTGAACCGCATCGAGAGCATTCGCGTCCAGCAAGGACTGCTCGGCCGCATGTGCGACTTCGGGGCCATCGTTCTAGCTGGTGCCGGAAATCCTCAGGCGCCGTTCAAGGGAATCTCCAGGCCCATGGAATTTCGACGAGCGTTCGATGCCGCTCGCAAGGGCGGCGCTGAGCAAGTGCCAGAGCATAGAGAGCTACTGGTACAGTCGTGAGGATTAAGCTGGCTGCGCCTTCTGGTGCGGCTTCGGCCTGTAGGCCCGGCAAACACTGATGAGGGGGTACCGCAAATGATGAATGGCTCAGGAATGCTATTGCCGCTTGTTGGCTATCTCGTACTGATCGGGATCCCGGCAGCGGTCATTTTGGGAAAGGCCGGGTACAGCAAGGCCTGGGTGATCTTGGCATTCATTCCGGTGGTGAACCTGATCGCGCTTTGGGTGTTCGCGTTTTCCAAGTGGCCCGCGCTTCGCAGGTAGCGCCTTCTGGTGCGGCTTCGGCTTCTGAGAAACCCTGATTGATGACGTGCTGGTTAGGGGGGTACTTTGGGCCTTAAGGTAACAAAACCTTATTATTAATGTGGATATGTGAGGAGAACCATGAAAAAGATCATCGCAGCCGCCGTCCTGGCCGTCTTCGGCGTCATCGCAACGGCACCAGTCTGGGCGCACAGCGGCGGCACCGACAAGAACGGCTGCCACATGAACCACAAGACCGGGACCAGGCACTGTCATTGAATTCGACAAGGCCGTCCTACAACAGGCCCGCAGGGCCAACACAAGGAGGAGCAGATGGCTAGGTTTATTCTCAATAGCAACCAGCAGCCTAACGGAGACAACGAAGTCCACAACGCGACGACGGGCTGCAACTGGATGCCAGAATCACAGAACCAGATCAATCTTGGCGAGTACACCAGTTGCCATGGGGCTGTTGCCGCCGCAAAGGCCACATACAGCAATGCCCGCACCAATGGATGCATTCACTGCTGCCCGGCTTGCCATACAACTTGATAGGCACAGAACGGCCCGGCAGATCCACGCCGGGCCCCGCCTTCTGGTGGGGGGGGTGCGAGAAACTCTGATTGAAGGCCCATCACTACGGTAGTAAGATTCAGCGCCGCAGTTACATAAATTTAATTTCCAAGGCAAAAAGTCACACGCCCGCAGAAAGATACGTTGAAATTCGACGCCGATGAACAAAAATGAATACCTGATAGAAGATAAACGGCTGAGCGTACAGAAGCTGCGGCACATCTTGGAGTTCTTGTCCAGGGTTGCTTTTTACGCTACAGTTCTGATAGGCACTTGGCTTGTTTTCTGGGGAATTCGCCCCCTGCTACTGACTGACAAGACAGAGGTGATCAATGCCTTTGCCGGCCTCATCGATAAACTAGGGCTGTCTACGATCCTTGGCTACATATGGGCCTTTACATCTACAGGCCTATACGTAGCAGAGCGCAGGTCAAAGAAGCGTGCAATACGCCTCAAGTCATCCTATCAGCATCAGGCAGAACAGGGTGAGCCGAATCGGACGTCATCGGGCTTGACCGACACTGGCGACACCCCAATGGAGAGCGAAAATGCATGAAGTCATCTTGCTCGGCATATCGATCATCGCCCTTACTCTTATCTGGCGGCTTGGCGCGCGACGAACCTACTTGGACGAAGCGCGGGATGCGTTATTTGATCTTAGAGATCAGCGACTAAGGCAGTTTTTTCTTTCCAGAGAAAACGGCTTGCACCACCCGGCCTATGTGAAGCTCAGAAAGCTTATCAACGGCCATCTTAGGCACACGGAGAATTTCTCTTTCGTCAGTTATGTCTCGCTGATCGTTCTCTTACATCGCTGTAAGGACGAGCTCAGTCAGGAGCAGCGGCGCCACGAAGAGGAGTTTCTTTCTGACGATAGTGAAATACAGCAAATCAGTGATGACGTGAGGCGCAAATCCGCCGAAATCATGCTTATTTATATGGTGAAGTCGTCTGTGTTTGCCCGAATCTTGATGTTTGTCTTTTTGAGCGGATATGTTCTTATGCAAATGCGGGAACATCTCCACAAGATCTTCTGCATCCAAAGCTGGCGAAACTATATGGGTATAGCAGCAATGGTGGCCCTGGTTATCATTCCCACGAGGATCGTGCCTGGACTGTCATTGAATGCCACCATGAGTGCGATGGAATTGCGCTCCTTTGAGACATAGTGGCAACCGCAGACTCCCACAAAACTGAAGATCAAAGCCCTCCTTGGAGGGCTTTTTCATGCCTGGACGCCCACCCAACCCGACTCTCTACCCGCTCCAGAGCCGGGTTAGGCCGGCACCCCCCCTCTCCGCCTCAGCGCCAGCAGCAGGCCACCCCGCTATCCAGCACTGGTGCTGGTTTTCGGCCATCCGGCACAGCCTAACAGGCCACCACACCACCACCTCCCAGCCGCCCGCGAGGCGGCTTTTTGTGCCCATCTGCTGCCGTGCGGCACGCCGCGCTTGCTGGTCCGCCGCCTCTCGGTCAGAATGTAACTGTTTCGAACAACAGGAGGGCACGATGAGGAGAATGAGGATCGCGGCGCTGGCCGCTGCAGTGCTGGCCCTGGCCGGTTGCAAGACCACCGTCAACAGTGAGATCGCCGTCAGCGAGCTGCAGGGCGGACAGTCGAAGGAATTGCCCGGTGATCTGTACGTCGAGGTCGCCAGCTGCAACGATTTCGAGGATTCGCGCAAGCCGTCCAAAACCCTGTTGGATGTGCAGCAGAAGATTCCAGGCGTGTTCCCGACAGCCGTCTACAAAGAATGCTTCCGGCAGAAGATGGACTCTTACGCCCACTTCTCGATGCCGCTGTTCCTGGACTTGGACAAAGACGGCAAGCTCGGATCCGAGCAGACCATCAATGTGATCTCGAACGACACGGCAGTGCTCGGCCTGGCTGTCCCTGACGCCCTGCAGAAGAAGATTGCTAGCGCGAAAAAGGACACGTTTGGGTCTATGAATCTGTCGGTCCTGGTGAAGGTCACGAACGACACCAAGGAAGAATTCCGGTTCGGCGTGGGCGCCGCCTATATCGATAATCACCCGGTTACCGATCGAGTCCTGGTGGCACCGGCCGGTGCGTCGTTTATCGTGCGTCTGTCCGATGTTGCCGTAGACGCAGCGGTGGCTGGACAGGATCCTGCCATCCTGAAAGTGGCGCCGCCCAAAAGCTGATCCGCAGACAGCCACCCCAAGCCGCCTTCGGGCGGCTTTTCACGCCCCCTACCCCAACACCTGCAGCCCCGTCCGCTTCACAAACTCCTCGTAGCTGATCGGCGCGCCGGGCCGCGCATCTGGGCTGTTGGCCAGCCAGTGCACCCAGGAACGGCCCGTCGTGGCGTCGAAGACGACCTTGAACGTGTAGTCGGGCACCGCAACCCTCGCGGCCCCGATTGTCTGGGGATGATCGCTATAGACTGGGCCCGAGACCACATACACGTCACCCTTGGCGCGCATCACATACTTGCGGGTGTCCTGCTCGATCTTGTTCCAGGCGCCGCGATTCGCCTGCGGGGCCTGCGGGATCATGTTGGCCAGGCTGAAGCTCTGCGCCATCGCCTGGTCGTCTGGCATGTCGCCGGCCGGCGCCATGTGGCCGCGATCAAAGCCCGATCCCCTGTAGTCGTCCAGTCCTGCCCGCTCTGACGCCGGCAGGCGCGCCTCTTCGTAGAAGCTGTCGGTGCGCGCGATACCCTGGGCGGCGGTCAGCATCTGACGGTTCAGGCGCTCGGCAACCAGCACCGGGGTTTTCCGCTGGCCGCTGTACAGAATGGCAAAGGACGAGAAGCATAGCTCGCGCTGGGTCGGCCGGGCCGGCACGACGGGCGGCGTCTGATGGGGGAAAAATTCGCGGCACTGCGCGAAAGACGTCTGGATGTGCCCGTCATGCGCCGCTGGCGCGGCCTGACGAGTTGCGGCGACGTCCTGCCGCGGCTGCTCCAGATACGCCAGGATCCGGTCGACGCCGATCTGGTCGAGTAGCTGCGGATGCAGCGCCCACAGCATGGCGGCGAAGGACACCGCCGCCGAGAGAAATGCCGTCTTGAAGAGCCTTGCGAAGCCGCTACTTGCCTGCTTCTTGCGTGGGGCCGACCTGCGCTTTGCGGTACGGCGGCCCGCCTGTTTCTTTGTTGCCATGGCCGCCGATTATAGGAAACCTATTCTGCCTTCCATCTGCAGGCGGTTTCAGTCCTACGCGCGCTTCCTGGCCACAGCCTTCTTCAAGACATCGTTCATCCGGGTTTGCCAGCCAGGGCCGTCAGCCTTGAAGGCGTCGATCACAGCCTTGTCGTAGCGGATCGTCACGGCGACCTTGGGTGTATCCAGGCGTGGGCGCCCTACTCGCTTCAACTGCTTGAACTCTTCGGCGCCCAACTCATAGGTATCCGGATCCGCCGCAATGCCACGATTGATCGCCGCATCCTCTTCAGGCGTGGGCATGATCAGTTTACGTTTGCTCGACATAGTCCCGTACCTCCCGCGAATTGGCCTTGCGCAGACTGATGACGTGCATCTTGTCTGCGCGCTGCGTGAACACCACGCAGTACAAGCGGTCGTCGATGACCGCGTAGCCGATCTCCCGAACCTCGCCATAGTCCTGGCGGGTGTCGGGCTTGGCCATCACCTCCGGCCAATCAATCTCCTGGGCCAGTGACAGTGAGACGCCGTGCTTACGCTGGTTGCTGCTGTCTTTGGCTGGGTCAAAGGTGATTTCCATATGGTTATTGTAGTTACGCAAATATCGATAAGCAAGGTATTTTTGTAGTTACAGAATCAGCGCATCGCAGCCGCCCGCGAGGCTCGCTTTCGCATGCTAAAGCGACGGCGTCCTTATCTGGCGCCCGCTCCTGCAAAAAAATCTGCGTGCTCGGCATGAAACTGCCCTCAGAGGGCACTGAGACCCGCACATGAGCGGCCGCAGGTCCGTAGACTTGTTGCTCAACGGATAGGGAAATCCCCTATCTCATGCAAAGCCGCGTCAGTCCGATGTTCCACGATTTCGGCCAGATGACAAGGCTTTTTACTGTATGGAAATACAGCTTATTATTGGCTAGCAAACAGGGATTCGGAGGGCCGAATGAAGAGGATTGAGGTAGATGGTGACGCCGCGCATAACACTGTCCGTCAGGCGGAGCTGTTGGAGAGCCGCCTAGAACACTTGCTGGCGACATGGAGCGAAACTGTGCGGCTCATGAGCCCAGTCCAAACGCGAGACCTTATCGAGAGTCTCCGTGATGCGGCCATTGAGCACCGCCTCACCGTGCAAGAAATCATGAGGCGCTGCCGAACAAAAAATTATTAGGCTACGCCTATTGACATATCATAAGGCGATGCCTAATAATGTCTCCCATCAACACGGGAGACCACCATGAACATCCAAGCCCTCAACCAGTCAGCACGCAAAGTGCACGGCGCCGACATCAGCATCCTGATCGCACGCGCCACGGCCTGGGGTAATACCGACAACCTCTTGCTGGTCAGCGGCCGCAATCATCGTGGTGCCGCCGCTGACATCGCCCGCGCCGCTGTGCGAATCGGCGCCAAGCCGCGCATCACCGAGGCCAACACGACCGATCACATCGGCGGCGGTGTTCGAGCCCACTCCGAAGTTCAGTTCGCGTGAGGCCCGCCATGAACCCACGCCTGACCCTCACCCGCCGCCGCTCGCAACGTGCCCTACACCCGGGGTACGTCCGGGCCACAGCGGCCAAGATCCAGACCCCCGCCGAAATCTACGCCTATCCGGCCGCCGCGCGTCGGGGCGCCGAGCAGGATGACCGCAAGCTGGTCGTCCCGGCCGCGCCCACGGCGCTTGATCCCGCGCCGTCGCTGGAATGGCTGCCTGCCGCCTACGGCATCGTGATCATGGCCCTGTGGTTTGTGGGTGCCAACGTGACGCCGGGGGTGTGAGATGGATATCTTCGGCATCGACCCTCGCGCAAGCAGCGCAGAAAAACTCGTCCCGCCCACCCCGCTACCGCATGTCTCTCGTCGAGCGCTTGCCCGAGTGAGGGACCGCATCGAGGCGCCCACGACCTGCCCGCACTGCGGCGAGTGCGTCGGCCTGGTCAGCAATGCGGAAATCTACAACGGTCGCGAATACGGCGACTGGCCATACGTCTACCTGTGCACTGGCTGCCGCGCCTATGTCGGCCTGCACCCGGACACCGACCTGCCGCTGGGCACGCTCGCCGACGAGGAAACCCGAGAGGCCCGCAAATCGGTCAAGCCGGGTTTCATGCGGATCTGCCGGGAACGCTTCGGCGGCGATCGCAGCGCGGCCTACTCGTGGCTGGCCGAGCGAATGGACATCGAGACCAAGGCTTGCCACTTCGGATTTTTCGACGCATACCAATGCGCCCAGGCGGAAAGGATCATCTACGAGTCGATGACCGGACGGAGGGCGCGGCCATGAAGCCTCACATCGACACCTGGATCGGCCCCGCGCTGACGCCGGCCAGCATGACATCCCGCCACACCACGATCTCGAAAGCCGGCACGCATATTTCCGTGTCCGGCTCCGACCTGGCCGAACCCTCCGACCAGAACGTCATCAGCGTGTACATGGGCGTCACGACCGCGCGACTTGATCTCGATGTGGCGCGCGCCGTCGCCCAGGCCATCCTCGCCGCTGCCGATCACTACGACAACCAGGTCGCCGCCATGGCGACAAAGGCGGCGGCATGAACTGGCAACACCTGGAGGCGCCGGGGATCCGGCCGCGCGCGCCGCGCCGCGCTGACGACGAACGCCTGGAAGACCTGGCCGAAGACCGTTTCTGCGAACAGCAGCAGCGAGACGATGCCGCGGCCGATCGGGCCGAGGATGCGTGGCTGCGCACGAGGGGGTATTGATGAACGCCATCGCCGAACCCGTTGCCGAGCCGATCGGCATCATTGAGAACCAGGACATCGACGCCTATCACCAAGGCCCGGGGATCAGCAAGACCGGCCTGGACCTGATCGAGCGCAGCCCGGCGCACTATCACGCTGAATATCTCGACCCGAACCGGCCGCCGCGCGAGAACGACGAAACCACGGCACGCCTGGTCGGACACCTGGCGCACTGCGCGATCCTGGAGCCGAAAGAGTTCGACAAGCGCTATGCCGTGCTGCCGTCGGACGCGCCGCGCCGGCCCACCAGTGCGCAGTGGAACGCCAAGAACCCAAGCGCCGACAGCATGATGGCCATGGCCTGGTGGCGTGAATGGCTGGCGGCCAACGAAGGCCGCACGGTCGTCACGCAGGAGCAGCGCGTGACCGCCCTGCTGCAGGCCAAGAGCGTGCGCAAGATTTCCGATATGCGCGATGCGCTGGCAAAGGGCCGCCCGGAGGTGTCCGCGTACTGGCGCGATCCGGTGACCGGCGTGCTGTGCCGGTGCCGGCCGGACTGGGTGCATGACGCCGGGCCCGGGCGCGCCATCCTGGTGGACGTGAAGACCTACAGCAACGCCGCGCCGGCCGAGTTCGCCCGCCAGATCGCGCGCATGCGCTACCACGTTCAGGCCGCCTACTACACGGACGGCTACGCCTTGGCCGCCGGCGTGGACGTGCTGGCCTTCGTTTTCCTGGCCGTCGAGACCGAGTACCCCTATGCGGCCAGCGCCGTGATGCTGGATGACGCCGCCCTCGAGCAGGGTCGCGCCGAGTACCGGCGCAATCTCGACACCTACGCCGCCTGCCTGAAATCCGGCGAGTGGCCGGGCTACCCCACCGGCATCCAGCCCGTATCCCTGCCCGCCTGGGCGCTGACCGACATCGAAAACTACTGATAGGAGCCCATCACCATGGCTGCAAACCCCACATCTTTGGCCGAACTGAAGCAGACCTCGAAGATGGTCGCCCGCGAGGCCGGCATCGGCAACGTGAAAAAGTTCTTCGAGAGCCAGAAAGGCACGCTGGCCGCCGTGCTGCCCAAGCACGTCGGTGCCGATCGCATGCTCAAGATCGCCCTGGGCGCTCTGCGCACCACGCCCAAGCTCATGAACTGCAGCGTCGAGTCGCTGATGGGCGCCGTCGTGCACTGCTCGCAGTTGGGCCTGGAACCGAACACGCCGCTGGGTCACGCCTATCTGATCCCGTTCGAGAACCGCAAGAAGGGCGTCACCGAGGTGCAGATCGTGCTGGGCTACAAGGGCCTGATCGACCTGGCCCGCCGCAGCGGCCAGATCGTCAGTATCGCCGCCCACGAGGTCTGCGCGAACGACGAATTCGAGTACAGCTACGGCCTGGACGAGACGCTCGTACACAAGCCCGCCATGGGCGCGCGCGGCCCTGTGGTCGCCTTCTATGCGGTCGCCAAGCTGCAGGGTAGCGGCCACGCTTTCGAGGTCATGAGCGCCGAGCAGATCAACGAGATCCGCGACAACAGCCAGAACTACAAGTTCGCCCGCGACAAGAAGATGACCGTCTGGGGCCAGCACTACGCCGAGATGGGCCGCAAGACCGTGCTACGCCGCCTGGTGAAGTACCTGCCGGTCTCCATCGAACTGGCCCAGGCCGCCGCACTGGACGAACTGAGCGGCGCCGGGCGCTCCCAGGCCCTGGATAACGTTCTGGAAGGCGACTACATCGCGCCGGTCGGAGACGATGATGAGGACGACGCCGGCGACGAACAGGCCACTGATCAGCAGACCGACCACAGCGGCTCAGCACAGGCCGAAACCACCAAGCCGGCGCCGGCCGCCGGCGCCGCGCCCGAATACCTCGACGCCGACAAGGTCCTGGCCAGCATCCAGCGCGCCCAAGACCACGACACCCTGGCCGTGGCCGCCGACAGCATCCAGGACTGCGACCCGGCGCGCGCCGCCGATTTGAAAGCCGCCTACCAGCGCCGCCTGGACGAACTCGACGGCGTCGTGAGCAACGACGGCGGCCTGCCCTTTCCGCCCGAGGATCCGGCGCCGCAACGCCAGCCCGCCCGCCAAGCCCGCAGCCGCCGCGCCGATGCGGCCGACATGGAGTAATCGATCATGGCCAAGAAAAACCAACAGCCCGAACAGCAGCCCGAGCAGCCCCGCGACATCCGCGAAATGACCGCCGACACCATCGGCCGCGACATCCTGCAGGCGCTCGTGCAGGAGATCAAGCTGCTGCCCAAACCCTGGGCCAGCCTGCCCAAGGCGAAGCAGGACGATGTGATCGATCGCCTGCGCGCCCGGGTCGAGCACAACATCAAGATGGCAGTCCATCTGATCGCCAGCGACAACCGCACGACCGTAGTGGGCGACCTGGAATCCATCACCAGCAAGGACGGCATCAAGGCGCAATTCAAGATCAGCCCGAATTCCGAAGGGCGCCACCATCTGTTCGACAGCGTGGGGCATGCCTGCCTGATCGTGATCGCCGCCGCCGAGGATCACACCGCCGGCATGGAAGAAGTCCAGGGCGAGGACGATCAGCGTGCCATGGACCTGGGCCACGAATATCACAACAACGACGGCGGCGGCATGAGTGACGACGATGTCGTGGACGCCGAATTCAAGGCGATCGAACAGCAGCCCCTGCAAGCCGAACTGGACGAGGCGTACTTGCAGGGCCGTGAGGCGGCCGCCGAAGGTCTGGACCAAGCGGCCTGCCCGGTTATGCCCGGCGCCCTGTGCATCGAGTGGGTCAAAGGCTGGAAGGCTTGGCACGAGGAACACCCCCAGGGTGCCGACGAAACCAACGAGGCCCTGGAATGAAGATCACAGGCATCGCAATCGACAACATCCTGGGCGTGACCCGGGTGGACGTCGCCACGCCCACCGCGGTCACGGTGTTCGCCGGCGAGAACCATGCCGGCAAGTCCAGCATCCGCGAGGCCATCCGCGCCGCGTTCCTTGGCATGCCCGAGCGCGTGCTGAAGAAAAAGGACTTGGGCATGCTCGTGCACGACGACGCCAAGGGTGGCAGCGTCGTAATCGACATCGACGGCGGCCAGGCCACGTTCGTGGCGCCTGGCGGCAAACATGAGCTGAGCCACGGCCTCACGATGGCCGCATGGGAACGCCAGGCCCTGGCCCTGCCCTACTGCCTGGACCCGGCGGCCTTCGCCCGGGCCAGCGCCGACGAGCGCCGTCAGTTGCTGTTCGCGCTGACCGGCGCCAGCGGCAAGCGCGAGGATATCGTGGCG